CATTCACTAACTCTGTCTTGCTAGTAGATGAGGTACAGAATATGACCTTTGAAGAACTGGACACCATCATTACTCGTGTTGGTGACAAATCAAAGATTATCTTCTGTGGGGACTATCGACAGACTGATTTGAAAAAGAAAGATGACAAGTCTGGTCTATTGAAATTCCTAGACATCGCTGGTAAAATGTCAGAGTTTTCTCGCTTTGAGTTCCAGATCGAAGATATTGTTCGTAGCTCTTTAGTCAAGAACTATATTATTGCGAAGACCCGCTACGAAGACGGTCTGTAAGTAATAGAAACAAAAAAGCCCACAACAGAGGTGACTCTGAAGTGGGCTTACTTATTTGTAAAATAGGATAGTTGTTTATTATTTATGATTATTCAATACAGCTACGATGGCGGCTCCTGCGGCTACTAGCCACAAGATAGGCTTAGCTACCTTAGCAAGCCATTCGAGTACATGGAATGCGCCTTGAGCATCATTAAAGGCTTTGACCATACCTTCGGTGTCACTGGCTACTTTGTCTACCTTCTCTTCTACTTTGACTAATCGGTCATAGATTTCCTTATGGGATACTTCTAAGGGTTCCATTAGTTATTTCTTTCTGTTATTAACTATGTCAAAGATTTTCTCAGCGCCTCTACTAGTAAAGTAAGCACCGAAGATAATGATACCCCATTGACCTAATAGCTCTACGTAGGCTTGATTTACATTGAAACCATAAGCAGACATAAGAGCAAAGACAACGTAGGCTGAGAAGATAGCCACTAGAGCTAATGGCCGAATGTTCTTAGACAACCAGCTGTCAGAGGCCATATCAGCCTTCCAACGATCAGTAATGTTATTCTGATCTACCTCTAACAGCTTAGTCTCATTAGCCATCTTAGCCAACTCACCGTCCTGAGCCATCTGTGCCAGCTTCAATTGTGCTTCAGCCTTTGCAGTTGGATCAGGGATCAGTTTGTCTATGAGCTTGCCACCAATACTTAAAAGAGAATCAAGCAGCATATTTACTCCTATCTAATTCTATGTGGGGGCCATCGCGGAAGGATGTCCAATCACCGCCCCACACGATAGGTACATCATTGAGCTTAGCCACAGCTTTAATGTGGTCAGCTACAATCTGATAATACTTAAAGTCCCATGTAATCTCACCGTCTTTGAAGACAGCAATATCTACAGCGTGACCTGTGAGGTGACGACTACGCATCGTCTTAGACTTACCACTATTAAACAACTCTTGTTGTCTCTCTTTAGTGCGTAAGCCTTCAGTGATAGAGAAGTCCAGAGGACTGTCAGTAATAGCTTCAGACATGACCCTCTGGAGGTCTTGGTGTACTCCAGAGAGTCGTTCCAAGCTTTTGGCTGAGAACTTGTATGTCATGATTATTATTCCTTACCAGAAAACAACCCTTCACGGAAAGCAGCCCTTGTTTTTGGCCCTTGTTGTTTCCGAGAAGTATCTGGACGAGGAGCACGTAAGCTCTCTTCCATGTCTGCAGCAATGTCTAACATTTTCTCTCGCTTAATTAAAGCTTCCTGCATGGCTCTCATGTTGGACGCTTGACGAGCTTGTTCATCAAACGCTTTAGCTTTTTCACGAGCTTTTTGAGCTGTTTTTGCTACCCACTCTCGATCCAACATTTTTTCAGCAATCGCTTTATCAGACAATGCTTTAAAACCCGGAGCAACTTCTGACAAATCTACACGAGTACGTTCCCAAGCCACTTTTTCAGCAGCAGTGAGGTCAAACTTTTTACCAGAGGTTACTTTGGCAGCCGCAGTTTCCAGCGAAAGACCAAAATTACTGAAAGTCTCAGGAGTAGCTCCTTTGATGCCCTGACTAGGTTTAAGTTCGCCTGTAATAGGATCAATATCAAGGATGACTTCACCCCTTGCCGGTCTGCGAGAAGCTGCTTCCATAGCGGCTTGTTGAGCTTCGGCTTGTTGTCCAACAGCTCTAGATACACCAGCTCTGCGCACATCTTCTGCTCGTAAAGCACCTAAAGTACCTTGAGCACTAGGAGCACTTAAAAGACCTTGCTGAGGAGGCATAGAAGGAGTAACACGAGGGCCGTATTGCTCACCTTGCATCACAAAGTTGGGACGATACGGGCCTTCGCCTCTATCCAGCACCTCTACAGGAGCTTGATATGGTACAATAGACTGGCTTCTTGGCATGGCTTGTATTACTTGAGCAACCTGCTCTGCCGGGATACGACGATCCAGAAGAGACAAACTACGCTGATATTCAGGAGAAGCAAGACGCCTGCCAGCCAATGCTTGAACACCTTCACCAGCAGCTGCGCCGAGAACACCACCAGCAACAGCGCCGGGGTAGCCTCCAAATAAATAACCAATACTTCCGCCTAATGACCCAGACAACCCAGTACGTCCTAAATGACTTCCTACCTCTTTAGCAGTGGTTGCTTTAGCTGTAAAAGCATCAGGAAAGTTACCTGCAACACGGCCTAGACTTGCGATGTCACCTGTCAAGTTACCATCTTTAGCGGTGATGCGGCTTAACTTTTTAACATCAACCATACCAGTATTGAGGTCAGTGGCTCCTTCGTAAGCATAAGTTTTAGCCATCTTTGTGCGAGCTTCACGGAACTGATCCAACAATTTAGGATTAGTAATGTTAGACTCCACCATTGTCTCAAGCGTATTTGCAATAGCTAAGTTAGCATCAGCAAAATCTAAAGAAGGTAAATCAGCATTCTTATTCTTATATGTCGTACTTGCTCGTTTACGAAGAGTTTGGATATTCCGTAATAATTCCTGCCCGTCCAGACCTTTAGACACTTTTGCAATAGCGTCATCAATGATGCCTTGGGTAGCTGCTGCTTTAGTGTTTGCTCCGATTAACGACTCTTCAGGCTTAAGCGCATTCAGTGCATTGATTATCGTTTCATCAGCCACCATTGTAGGCAGCTTTTTGATTTCATTGTAAGGCTTAGCAACCTTAGCACGAGCCATATCAAAAGTAGCTGGCTTAGATAAATCAGACGTTGGAGGCAAGTCCATTTCATTTAAAGCAATACTACGAACCTTAGTTCTGTTAACTTCTTCAATAGCTTTGGTACCATATCCACCAGCAACAGCAGAAGTTAGTTTCGGGCCTGCTGTTGGTTGAATGTTTTCCGGACTAATTGCAATACCTAATCGCTGCGCTTCAGCGGCTGCATCAATCTGCGGGCCGCGCTCATAATCTTTTAATGAAAGCCGTTCAGCACGTGCCGCCAATTGTTTTTCAAACGGAGCAGTTACGCCTGCTTTGACTTGCTCAGCTGTTGAAGACAAAGCTTGTTTAACAGGCTTAGCTAACGGTTTTACAACAGCAGGGGCACCAACAGACAGCCATCCCATCATGTTTTCAACATCAGCTGTAGGAATATCTAATTTCTTAGCAATCCATTCAGCGCCTTTATTGAAATTTTCACCAATAAAAGACATTGCTTGTGTTACCGCTTCTCCTTGATATTCAGGTGTGTCTGTAACTCCAAAAGCTTTACCAAACGGTTTGTCTACAGTAGTAGTTAACCGCTGAGAAATGGCTTGTGCTTCTTCAGGAGAACGACCAACACGAGCAAAAGGATATGACACCATGCCTACAGCAGTTGGTATTACTCCTCCTACAGTAACGTCAGCCAGTCCTGCTAAACCCCTAGCCACTCCTGTTAAGCCACCTGCCGTCTGTTCGGTAGATTGCTTAGAAGCGGCCTGAGTTGTAGGCATCATGCTGGCAGCCATTTGTGCCAACTGACGAGCATCTTCGACATTACCTGCTGCGTCTGCGGCTTGTAATGCTTGGAGTACTTGTTCATAAGTAGGTGCTGCCATGTTTTTCCTTATTCCGGTAGATATTTATCAATGAGAGGATTACCTGTGCGTCCGCCTTTAACTACTTGAGTTGGAATTTGCCCAGCAGATGATACAGGAGCTTTATACTTCATTAGTTCAGGAGAATCAAACAAGGACTTACCTCCCTCACCGTTAAACCAAGCATCCTCAGCTCCATCATATGTTTTATATTCTTTAAACCATTTGTCATAAAAAGCACGTTGGTCAATATCACGCTTAAATTGAGCCTTCGCTACGGAAACCAAGAAACGGTTAGCTTCTTTTGTATTGCCTAGCTGAGCGCCTGTTTGCGTTATACGGGCAGCGTCCGATTCAGTTTGAGGGCCTTTTTGCTCCAACTGACGGGTAAGAACAGCTTGAGAAGCAGCACCTAAGAATGACTGGGCATTAGTGGCGTAAGACTTAGCGTCTTCCACACCTAAAGCAGCTAAAACTTTAGCTCCTGTTGCTAATGTTTCGGTTCCAAAACCAGTATCAAAACCTTTGTCTAGAATGTTTAAAGAGCTTTCCAAAGCAGGTAGAGTACGGGCAGCTATTGATGCTTGTTTTGAAACATCCTTATATTGGTTTACCAGCATTTTGCCTCGTTCTTCTTGCTCAGCTTTAGGTTGAGGAGGTAGATTAATTGTTTGTCTACTAGCGGTTGCTTTTGTAAGTCCTCGTAGTTCTAACTGTTTATCTACAGTGTTGGCCTGATCTTGTGTAAGTTCTCGGAAATCTTTACCGTACAAGGCTTTAGAAAGGCGGTCAGCCTCAGGCCCATAAGATGTCTTAGTTTCTTTAGCTGTTAAAGAAGCCAGTCGATCACGCTTAGTAGTCAACATATCTAACTGAGCAGCAATTCCCTCATTGTCTTTAGCGTAGGGGGTCAAAGCTTTGATAGCAATATCATACTCAGAAAGTTTCTGTGCATTTCGCTCCTCAGGAGTCATCTTCTCAGCAGTCTTAGCTGTAATCTCAGCTGATTTAAGCTGCATAGCCTGAGCTTCTTGTGCAGCCTTCTGAGCCACATCATGGCTAATGCTACGAGCAGCCTGAGCAAACTTCATCATGCCTTCAGGAGTAGTAGTATCAAACTCAGAAGCTAACTGACGCAACTGAGTAGCCTGACGAACAACAGGATCAGTAACATCAACACCGAAAGCACCAGCAATGCCTCGACCTAAGCCTGCACCGGCGCTGTAGCCCATACCGGCTAATCGTTGCTCTTGTGTCTGTTGTGCAAAGGCTTGAGCACGTTGTTCATCAAGTTGACGCTGCATGGCTGCTTCGTCACCGAGCATACCAAATAAACTAGGATTAGTTGTAGCCATTATTTATCCTTATCGAACTAAATTAGCGATCAAAGCAGCAACTGGATCACTCATGCCTGCAATACCACCTTGAATAGCAGCATTTTGCATTGTTGCACCTTTTTGTAGAGCATCAGCAGCATACAGACCACCTTTAAGCAGAGAAGAACCCTGCTGAGCACCAGCGGCAGCTAACGAAGAGCCTAAGCTAGTACCGGTAGTCAGAGCTTGTTGACCTAAGCCTTCCAGCGTCTGAGCGCCACCTAAGTAAGCAGTGTACGGAGACAGAGCTTGTGTCTGTAAGCCATAACCTTGACCGACCAAGCCAGCGGAAGTACCAAACAGTCCAGTACCAGTCTGAAGATTAGACAACAGACGCTGACGAGCAATCTCTTCAGCAGCTTGTTGAGTCTGCAGAGCCTGACCACCCAAACCAGAAGCAAGGTTAATATCGCTTTGGAGGTTAGCACGAGCTTGTTGTTGAGCATTAGCAGCCAACTGAGCATCTTGCTGAGCAATAGCGTTGTAGTAAGCAGCCATTTCAGGGTTAGTAGCCATCATACCACCAGCTGCAGTAGCACCAGTAGCTAAACCACTACGACCAGTCTGTTGCAGACGATTACGGATACCAGCTAACTGTTGCTCACGCTGTGGAGCTAACAGACCTTGCTGCTGTTGCATATACTGCTGAGCAGCTGCAGTAGTGTCATAGCTCGTAGGCATGGCTTGACCAGCAATACCACGAAGCTGAGCTGCATAGGCTTGAGCCTCAGGAGATGCAGAATACTGAGTCGAAGTAGGTAGGAACTGTTGACCTAAGTTAAACAGACCTTGAGCTGCTTGGCTATACTGAGGCATCATGCCTTGAGCCGCCTGAGCCTGAGCTAAGGAGCTACCAGACAAACCTAACAGAGCTTCACGCTGAGCTGCAATATCAGGAGCTACTTGATAACCAGCACCAACTAAGCGGCCTTGATCGTCATACTGGAAGCCACTGCTACCGAAGCGAGTAGTAACACCTACAGGACGGAAAGCAGCAGCCTCAGCAGCCTGTTGAGCAGCTGCAGTGTTAGCAGCAGCTACGTCTTGTTGAGCACCTGCAGCCTGATTAGCTGCATAGATGGTTCCTAATGCATTAACACCGGCGCTAATAGCACTTGGGCTTGTTGCTGCGGATAATAAAGTATCATACCATGCCATAATTAATATACTCCGCCAGAGATAGTTGCATTTAGTGTTCCACTCACAGTCAGGTTGACTGCAGTTGCCGTACCTGTCAGTGCAGGACTAGCCAGATCAGCTTTAGAGTTCACTGCAGATTGAATAGCTGCAAATTCAGTATCAATCTCAGTTCCTTTGACCAGCTTGTTAGGGTTCCCTGATGCCAGAGAATCCTTAACAGCAAAGTCAGTTGCTTTTGTATAGTTACTCATCGTGTCCGTCCTGCTTTAACATAACAATCAAGTTTTTGTAGAGAAATTTCAAAGTCACTAACCTCAGTCTCAATACCAATCTGCAGCACATTACCCGAGCCGCTGGCATTGATGTTCTTATTATCGAAAACAACACCAGCTGTATATTCACCGATGCTGTACTCAGAGACACCATACTCAGCAATGGTCACATTACCTAAGCTGATGTTTCGAGATAAATAACTAGAACTGAAGTCAAATCCATACTTCACTGTGACATCAGCGCCATTACCCCCAACGAAGGTAGTATTAATCTTCTTCAGAATCTTTACACTTGTTGGACTACCGAAGTCAAAGTAGTTAGTATAATATTTTAACCGATATGAGGCTGTGTTGTCAAGATAATTTTGATACTTTCCGATATATCCTGACTGTCCAAGTAACAAATCTTTATTACGAGTGTAGCAGAAAGCTCTTGGAGTGATTTGTTGCCAAGTTGTAACCCTTGATGCACCATTTTGGAGCTGGTTACGCATATCAAAGCAATAGACAATGTTAGTAGCTGGTAAAGACAAGAGATAGAAAGCATCTTTGTCAGAATACACAGCTCTGATGTCTGCAGCTGTCTCAGCCACTAAGTCTTCAATGAGGCTATCCTTGACGTTTAAGCTCACCTCACGCATAGGTGCTGACTTCTCTTGGATGGTTCGCATCAGAGAACGTACACCAGTATCGCTCAGGAACAATACATCACCGCCAGTTACTACTACAGAATCCCTAGCTAAGCAGCCAACACCTGAAATAGTGTCTGCTAACGTCATAGCTGCAGGGTCTTGAGCACCAGAATAGATTAGGACTTGACGACGACCAAAGATCATTAAGAAGCCATTATGTGCAGCTAAGGCGATAACCTCATCAGCACCATTAGGCCAAATCTCTGCTACATTCAATGTGCCTGATGTGCCAGTAGATAATACATGACCAGCTAAAAGATCAGAGAATTGAACTGTATTCTTGTCTACCGAAGTATTAGCACTCCATGTACGACCATAAGCACTGATGACACAGTTAGCATTTTGAACAGTGCCTAAGTAGCCAGTCTTCTCAGATACTCGTTTATACGTTGTAGCACTGACAGCAGGGTCGAACACCAGAGGATCATGACCTACTTGATACAGATACAATACACCATTCAAAGCAGCCATTTGCCAGTTATCAGCAGAGATCGTAGGGGCTGACCCCCCACCACCGTAAGTAAGTTCACTTAAAGTAGAACCTGATAACTTCCACAGCTTATTAGCACCAGCGGCAACAATGTAACTTGTACCGCTGTTGTCTATTAATTCACCAATAGCTTTGATGTAGGAACCTGTAAGAGCAGCTTCTTCAGCGTGTGCTGTAGTCCAACCCTTACGAGCACCAATACGTCCAAACTTGTCAATAATACAGTTCTGAGCAACAGTAGCATAACCATTATCCAAACTCACAGAAGAGTCTTGGAGGTTTAGGCCCATGAAGCCCGGAGCTTGAATAGTAGTGGTTAATAACTGTTCTGCCATAACTTAGATACTTTCCCAGATAGTTTCTTCTTTGTAGTGATTACGTTCAATGGCTACAGCATCAGCAAGAGCTAACCGATACATCTGGTAAGCTTCAGAACTAACTAAACCAGAGTCCTCACCACGCTCAGCAATAGCTTTAGAGTGAGCCAACATAGCTACTAAATGATCTGGTACTAAGATACGATCATTATCAGCACTCAAATCAGCTTGAGGAATAGTTAAGTTAAAGCGAATGTTGTATACACCATCAGGCACAGGGTACAGATCAACCTGAGTATCACCATTAGTGTCTACACCGTTGAAGTTATAGTACAGAGGCTCACCATCTTGTGTGTCTGTAATCAAATACTGTCGGTTCATCCACGAAGTAGGTGCATACTTCAGTTCAAAGTCTTTGGTGTCGTTAAGGACATCAATGACTCTGAAGCGAGTCTTAGAACCTACCAATACATAGTTAAACACACCAGCAGAGGTTACAGCGGTGAGGGTATCCGACAGTGCATTCCAATCGTAAGCATCTTCTACTTCACGCTTAGCATCGTTGACGAATACCCCAATCATTGCACTGTAATCAGTATCATTGACGGAAGTTACAGTAGGCTCCCGCAGTCGTCTGAGCACATTGTTTA